ACCTGCTCCGGCACCATGATCGGCTTCTCGACACTTGAGAGCGCCGAGATCTCGCCGAGCTTCGAGAGCTGCATGTTCTTGAGACGCTGGGCATCCTTCGCCAGTCGGACGTGGCCCATGCACCGCTCGACGTTATCGACAAACCAGCGCTTGCCATAGACCGGCACAATCGGAATGCACGTCCCTGCGATGTAGCCGCAGTCCTCTAGCACGCGTCCGCCTGAGAGGATGTACTTATGCACGCGCCGCTTCTTCACGCGGCGTTGACGCACCTCGGTCGAGCCGATGGCGAGCAGCGTCGCCTCCAGCTCCTCGTCGGCGTCGAAGTCGGCTTGGGTATACCGCTCCTCGTTCCCGCCGATGTCGCGCCAGATGCGCAGCAGCTCGGACACCTCTTCGACGACGTAGTACTCGGCGACGTACACCACGTCGGGCGTATCCCAGTCGAACTCCGTCTGCTGGATCTCTTTCGGCCAGTCGGACGGGCTGTCGCCGTAAGTGTCCTTGTACGCCTTGCGCGTCATGGACGACACGACGAAGCAGTGCTTGGCGTCTGCCTTGTCTTGGCGCTTAGAATCGAGGTCGAAGAAAACACTGGAGTCAGCGTCATAGATAGGTTCTATCCGAATGCGCTGTTTGTCGTTCTCCGGGTCGTACTCGTCCTCGTAGCAGGTCCGCAGCCGCCAGGCACCAAAGCCGCCGCCGACCGCCTCCTCGAAAGCGTTGTCGTAGGCTTCTATCGCGCCGCTATCTTGTTCGTCCGCCCTGAACAACATGTCGCAAGTATCTGAAAGACGGTCGTTTAGCGCGCCGTCCTTTGAGATAAAATCGACAGTGACTCGTGAGTTCCGGTACTCGTTGATGATCCGAATGACCGCGAGATGGACCTTATTGACCTCAAAGCGCGGCTTGTTCTCGAACTGATACCCGAGCGGTCCTTCCCACTGCGCGCCGGCTATCGAGTAGAACCGACGATCTTGCAAGCATTGCAGCCGCTCGTCCCGCAGCGCCGACTGAATGTCGTCGAACTGCGACATCGCAGTCTGGTGGACCTTATCAAGCCGTTCGCTCTTTGTCATACGGACCATGCGGTCACCATCGGTTAGCTATCGGAATAGGGGCCACCTTAGCGCTTGGCAAGCACGCTACGGGAAACGCGAAGGTTACCGCCAACGCGTCGGCGGCATCCGGCGACGCCAGCCCTCGGGCTTTCATCTCCTTTTTGCCTTCAAGGAAAATTGTACCTGATGAATTAGGTTTCATGATAGGTCCGCTTAAATCCATCTTCAGCGCCTTATCATCAGGTATCGACGCCGTTTTAAGCCAGTCCTTCATCGCGCCCCACAGCTCCGCGCGTTTGTTGCCGTACATGATCGGATTCTTCGCCTTCCACCCGAAGTTAACCCCGCGCACGATCTTATACTGCTGCTCATGTAGCCGGTCCAGAATACCGTACCCGAGCCCGCCCTCGTCCAGCGCCACCAGCGCCGGTCTGAACTCCTCTATAGCCTCGATGACGCGCCCCACGATCGTCATAGTGTCCTCGCCCTGGTAGCGCCGCAGCGTCACAAGGTCGCGCCCTTGCCGCACAGCAATGACCGTCGAGTCCGCCCCACTGCGGGCAGGGTCAACGCCCAGTATGATCGGCGCGCTGCTGTCCTTGTAGCGCGGTCTGACCACCGCATCAACAACCATAGAGGGGGGTATGAACTGATCGTCGTTCGCGCTCGGAAACTCCCCATAGACCTCTACGCGCGCTTGTGAGGAGTCCTCGCCGTACTCGTCGATAATCTGCTGGTAGACCAGCTTATCGGTGTCCTCGACCGTTCTCGCGTCCACCTGACGCGTCGACCAGAAGCTGCGCTTGGCGTGAAAGCACTCGAAGAAGTACCCAGACCCTCGGCGGGGGTTACTGAACGCGAACCAGTACCGATCTAGGATGTTTTCCGTAAAGAATCCAGCGCCAACGGACCAGATAGGGTCTGGAATACCGCTCGCTTCGTCGAAGATCAGCATCATGCCGTCGTGGTTGTGGACGCCCGCGTAGCTGTCCGGGTTCTCTTCCGACCACAGCTTGCCCTCTGCCGCCCAGTAGCGCGTCCCTTTCTTCAGGTCGCGCTCCACAAGTTCCGTCAGCCACTTGGCGGGCATCAGCTTGGTGGCGGATATCTCCCACCAGTGCGCGTTGACGATCATCGTTGACCACTTGGTCAGCTCGCCCCACGTCACGGAGCGCAACTGCGACTCTGAGTTCGCGCTCACGATGACGCTTGAGCCGATGCGGGTCGATAGCATCCACAGAATGAGCCAGCTCACCAGCGCCGACTTGCCGATCCCGCGCCCTGACGCCACGGCTTCGCGCAGCGTCTCCATCTGTAGCAGGCCTTTATTGCGTATAATGTGGTTTGCAATATCGCGCAGAACCTGGCGCTGCCATTGGCGCGGTCCCTTATACGCCGCCAACGGCGTGTTTGGCTGCCCCCACGGGAACGAGAACAGAACGAACTTCTCTGGGTCGTCTTTGATGTCAACGGACCAGATCCGCGACATCAGGAGCTGTTCATCTTCCGGGGAGTAGATTGGTTTCTGCATTAATGACGCGCTCCTCTGCCGCCCTTAGCGCGCCGATCACGCTGATGCGCTGATCCACTTCGACGGAGATGGCTTGTTTCGCTACCCAGCCGTGTGCATGTTGCAGGATCGACAGCGCCGCCTTTGCGTCGCCCGACTGTGCTGCGTTGTACAACACCTCACTGGCGGCGCGCTCGGCGTCAGCGCGTCCCTTCAGTTCAGCCAGCTCTGCGGTTTGATCGAGTTCTTTTAGACGATTGTATTCAGCGGGTAACAGTCCCGCGTTTAACGCCAGCGAGTCGCCCTTCAAGCCCAGATACGCCGCCTGGTAGATGCGCTCCAGCACTACTTCAGTGGCGCGCACTTCGCGGATGCTGAGAGGGAGACTCTTGAACATGCCAGACAGTTTAGTTGCGTCGCAGGAAATTGCAATGTTAGGGAAAGTTTTACGTTGTTTTGCAATAAAAAAAAAATTTTGTGCGGACCCTACGTAAACGAAATCGACGTCGACCGCTTCGAGGGGTATACCCCCCTGCCGCCAGGCGCACGGCGCGAGCTCTCAGCATACCGCATAGCGTAACGCATTCTCTTGCGCCTGTCAACAGAGAGCGCGCGGATATCTTGCGCGACGTCGAGCCGACGTCTACCGCCAGCCGCTCGGCGCGAGCCGACGTCGACGTTGCGACGTCGAGCCGCCAGGTAACGCTCGCCTGGTGACGTCGAGCCGTCAACGCGGGCTAACGACGCGGGGCGACGAGGCTGGGTGATTTATGGGTCATTTGGGTCATTTGAAAACACGTTTTCGGTTAGTAAACCTCTACATAAGCTTATTAAATCAAACATCAATAACCCAAATGACCTAAACACGAAAAAAGCTAAACGCCACAACACCTTGTCGTAGGTCATCGCGTCAAAATCCGTGACCCAACCATGACCCAACCATGACCCATCGTAAGAACATTACATACGCGGACACGCTTGCAAAGTGCAAAACGATCCTTTACGCTATGCTTCACTACAGTCAACTACACGGTAATTCAGTCATGGCAAAAGCGAACGGCTTCATTCTGTACGAGGGTCCGAGCGCGCTCGACGGCGCGCCGATCGTCGTCATCGTGACAGGTACGGCGAAGAAAAGCGCCAATCCGAAAACGGGCGACATGCTGCAGACTTGGATCCTGCGCTCGGATATCCCGCCGGTGGAAGCCGCGCGAACGGGCGCCGACGCCAGCATCTGCGGAGACTGTCCGCACCGGTACAATCCCGCCACCGGTAAGCGGTCTTGTTACGTGCTGGTATGGCAAGCGCCTCGGCAGGTGTGGGAGGCGTACAAGCGCGGGCGGTATCCGCACGCGACCGCTGACCAGATTCAATCGATCTGCGCCGACCGCATGGTCCGTATCGGATCCTACGGAGACCCGTACGCGGCGCCGCTCTCGCTGTGGCACGCGATGACGGCGCGCGCGCTCGGTTGGAC